AATGGCATAAAACCCCTAGTAAACGGGTTTTATATCACTTTTTAAACCAAGCGGGAAGTCCTAAATGCGGTCTACGATCGTATATATTTTCTTTAGATCCTTTAGTTTCAACATTATTGTAATGTAAGAATACTTGACCACAATCATCAAAGGATAATTTATCTCTCCAATGCTCTAATTCATTTCCTCTATAAACTAACATATCACCAGGTTGTAACATTACTTTAACACCTTTAGATTTTGATGCTTTGTAGTTACCTGTCTTTTCATCTACACCACCTTGTGATGCATCTGGTTCTAAATATATTGGCCAACAACCACCACCTAAATGCATAGTTGTAGATATTTCACATGAGAATCTATCTTTATGACGTTTTAATACATCATCTTTTTTATAGATTCTTGCGTATGAATAATTAGAATTTAATTTTAATCCTGTTGTTTCTTCCATAATAGGAAGTAATTTTACAAGTAATGTTTCCATTACAATGTCAGAATAATGTGAATATGTATCTGGAACTTGTTGATCATTCCAAACACCAAAATATTCAGTAAATTGACTTATGTATTTATTATCAAACATAGTTCTTGCAACTGTTCTTTTCATCATGAAATAATCATAACAAAACTTTGCAAGATCTTCTGATATCGCTTCTTTAATAACTACATACTTATCTTTTTTAAAACTCATTTTTTCTCCTTTTTAGTTTCTGTTTTATTTTCTGCTCTAGTTTGTGTTCTTACTGTATCAGTAATCATTTTTTGTACTGCTTGTAGATTAAAATGAATAAATCTGAAGTCTTGTATTCCTGCATCAATAATATATTCATGTGTTAAATACGCTGGAATAAAGATCATTGTTCCTGGTTGAGGTTTATAATGAACCTTGTCAGTTCCTAACGTAATTTCTTTTTCATTCTTTAAAGGTAATTGTGTCATGAGCTTGCCTGGTCGTGGATCATGAAATACTGGTAAAGATGTTTTATCTGAACATCTTAAAAAATAAAAACCACTTATATGGTTATTATAATGCACGTGCGGCGTATGGTGACCACCTGCTTTTTCTGCAAATTGTTGTACCCAAAATTCAGTCCAAAATAATTCATAGTTAGTTAAATCATAACCCATATGATCTAAAACATTCCATGCAGTTGAACCAATATATTCTTGAAATTCTTTTAAATCTGGATCACCAACTAATGATGTTGAATGATGAGACATTGAAAAATCACCTACTTTTTTACCTAATTCTTTTTCACGTTGTTTAATAGCTTTTTTATTATTTTCTTTAGCTGCTTTAATATATTTATCACAAACTTTATCTACATGATCTACCCATTCTGGAATTTCAATAGAGTAAACTGGTGTACTGAAATATATTGATGAATTTAATTGATCTGTTTTTGCCATCTTCTCTCTCCTTTAGTTAAGTTTTTCTTTATGTTTCTTTAAGTATTTCTCAAAACCTTCTTTGTCACATTTTTCGTAATGACCTAAAGTTATATTACATTTAGTGCAAAGTAAACCTCTAATATGTCCAGTTTTATGATCATGGTCTACTTGTAATCCTCTAGGTAATTCATCTTTATGTTTTTTACAAATAACACAAGAATAATTTTGTATTTTTTCTAAATGTTCATATGTTTCTAATTTCATTCCGTATTTTCTATTTAATTCATATGTTTTTATTTGTTTTGCATATTTCTTTTTATAATTTTGCATATATTGTGGATTCTTTTTTTTCCACAACTTATTCATCTCATTTCTATGAACTTTATTTTTTTGATGATATTTTTGATGATATTCTTTTTTAGCTACTGGATCTTTATGAGGCATATTATTTAAATGGATATCCAAGGTTCCATATAACCAATGAATATCTAGTTCCTTTTGTAACAGGTTTAACACGATGCCAAACATGAGATGGGAAAACTACAATAGATCCTCTTGGTTTAATTTCTGCACATTTTCTAATTGTTGGTTTATCAGGATCCATATTTCTAAAATCAAATTCTAATTCACCACCTTCATAATCTTCTGGTGCTGACAGACTACAAGTAACAGATAACTTTCTTATTTTACCAAATGTATCTTTATTATCTGCATTTGCATAAGGTGCTTCCCAACTATCGCAATGCCAATCATAATGTTGATTTAATTTATATTTTGTAAATTGACATGATTCACTAAATGACCATTCAAAATTCCAACCAGCTAATTGATTTGCTTGATGAATAAATGGTTGAATTTCTTTGTAGATCCATCTATCTGAAAGCCAAACAATATTTGAATCTCTTTTCTTTTTTAAATCTATTATATCGTCGTCGTTTAAATTTTCACCTTTATTAACTTTATTAGTTTGTCCGCCTGTAAGTGCTAATTGCTCTTGTTGTGATATTCCGTATTTAATTAACTCATCACAAAATCTAGGTGTGAGTGCACTTTGGAAGTAATAGTAGTAATTCTGAAGGTTCATTTCTAAATCCTATATATAAATTTATAGAATAAATGTCAAGTGTGTGAATTATTAGCTAACTGTAAGTGTTCCAGAAACCGTGAATGTCGCAACTTTACAACCTCCAGCTGGTGCCGGTAATGTTGTAGCAGTATTTGTTCCGGGAGCTACTGTAAAAGTTCTAGCTGATGGTCCTCTTACAATAATAATACCTGATCCTCCAGCTCCTCCTGCAAAATTATAATAACCTCCACCTCCACCACTACCTGTATTAGCTGTACCTGCTGAACCATTTTGACCATTAGTAGCACCTGGTCCTCCTCCACCACTACCACCTGATCCTCCTGGATTTGCTGATCCTTGACCATTAGCTCCTCCACCTCCTCCAGCATAAGTTACTGGTGAACCTGATATTGAGTTAGCAGAACCCGATCCTCCTGGTCCTCCTGGACCTATTGGCCCTCCTCCAGCATTACCTGAACCCCCTGCTCCACCTCCTCCTCCACCTATATAAGTATATGATCCAGAACCTCCTGGGTTTCCTTGTGGCGGACTTACTGGTGGTACGTTTCCTGCTCCAACAGTACCTCCTGAATAAGAACTTCCTCCACCCGAACCTCCATCAAAACCTACACTACCTGCTGTACCTCTACCTCCACCCGCTGATGTAATTGATGAAAAAATAGAATCATTTCCTTGACCACCATCACCACCACCAGCTCCTGGTGGGAATCCTGCTCCACCTGCTCCAACTGTTACTGAATATACTGTTACAGTTTCTAATGTTAATTTTGTTCCACCTGGGAATGATGTTCTAAATCCTCCTGCTCCACCTCCACTAGCTGCGGAAGCTCCTCCACCTCCTCCACCTGCTACTACTAAATAATCAAAATTCTGTCCTAAACTTACAGCTCCATTCGGCCACGTTCCGCTCTTCACGGCACTAAATTGACTTTTTAAATTCCAAACACCACTTGCCTTGTTTAATTCTTTTACGATAACGATTCCTGAACCGCCGGCTCCGCCTTTTCCTGGTGGATTTCCACCACCACCTCCTCCACCACCACCACCTGTGTTGGCTGTTCCTGCTGTTCCAGTACCAGATGTTGAATTTGTTCCAGCTCCACCACCTCCTGAACCTCCAGAACCTGCAACATAAGGAGCATTATTTCCACCTCCTCCTCCACCTGCGTAAGTTACTGGTGAACCACTAATTAAATTTGTTGAACCTGCTCCACCTGATCCTGCTGCATCTGTAGAAGGATTTGCATTTCCTCCAACTGCTCCTGCTCCTCCTCCACCTCCTGCTCCACCTTTAACTGGAGTTGAATTACCTAATCCTCCTGTATTTCCTTGTGGCGGACTAACGGGAGGAGTATTACCAGCTCCTGCTGGTGAGGTGCCTAATGAACCTCCACCTGATCCACCTGCTCTACCAGTATTGTTAGCTGGTGAAGCACCTCCACCACCCCCTGTTGATGTAATTGTTGAAAATATAGAAGAAGTTCCATCACTTCCTGGATTACCAGGTCCACCACTACCTCCTGTTCCTCCTGCACCACCTGCACCTACTGTAATTGGATATGGTGCTGATCCACAAACTGATAAACAACCTGTTCTATAACCACCTGCTCCACCACCGGCTCCTTGAGCTTCTCCACCTCCAGATCCTCCAGCAACAACTAAATATTGTGCTATTCTAGTTCCAGATTGTGTTGTAACTGTTGTTGATCCTGTAGCAGATGTGACAGTACACTTTCCAAACGATGTTGGATTTAATG